TTATCAAAAGGAAATGCTAAGGAATTTACAGAACAATAGATTCAATATTGTTCTTGCATCCCGTCAAATGGGAAAAACAGTGACGGCCTCTATTTTTAACGCGTGGTTCATTGTTTTTAATTACGATAAGAATACACTTCTATTAGCTAATAAAGCCGAGACCACAAAGGAGATTATTGATAAGGCCAAGGTCGTTATCGAGCACTTGCCATTCTATATGAAGCCAGGTATCATCAAATATGACGTTATGAACGTTAGATCTGATAACGGTTGCAGACTTGTAGGTCAATCAACCACAGCTAAAGCCGGTATCGGTTTTACTATTCATAATCTGTATCTTGATGAGTTTGCCCACATTCCGCCAAATATCGTAGATGTATTCTATGAAAACGTTTACCCTACCTTATCGTCTTCGAAGATTTCACGTATTAATATTACTTCAACCCCCAACGGTTTCAATAAGTTTTATGAGATTTGGTCAGCTGCTGAAAAGGGAGATAATGCATACACTCCTTTAAGAATTGACTGGTGGCAACACCCTGATAGAGATGACGCTTGGTATCAAAGAGAACTTAAAAACTTAGGTTCAGATCATGCCTTTAATAGACAGTATGGAAATGAATTCGTTTCTTCTTCTACTCTATTATTATCTCCAGGTTCTATGGCATCGATGCGAAAAAAGGCAAAGAAATTTATTCATCATGAATTAGAAGACTTTGAAAATATTCACATCGATACAAATGGTTATTTAATGTGGAATCCTGATTTTGATTTAGATACAACTATTTTAGAAGACAAACGATGGTTATTTTCTGTAGATATTGCTGAAGGTAACGGTGGAGATTATTCTATTATTAATATTTTTGAAGTAGAACCTATGAGCAAAAAACACATAGACAAAATTTCAAATCCAGGTGCAATGTATGATTTTTTTAGACTTAATCAAGTTGCAGTTTTTAAATCAAACGAACACGTTATTGAAGACTTTGCAAAAATTCTATATACATTAGGTTGTGAAGTGTTTAATCCTGAAAACGTTAAAATGGTTATTGAATATAACACTTACGGTAGTATTTTGTTACAATATTTAAGAACTATCTTTCCACAAAGAAATGAATTCGAGGATGAAATGGTTTTAAGATTCAAACACAGACATGATTCTAAAACTCTAAAAGCAGGTTTAAGATTAAAAGCAGATAATAAAGCTGTCTTTTGTCAAAACTTTAAAAAATTAATTGAAGCTAATAGAATTTTTCTTAACGATATAGATACTGTTAATGAAGCTTCTCTTTTTGGAACTTTAAAAAATGGTAGTTATGGAGCTCAAATGGGTCACGATGACGCTATTATGACAGCTATTAATGCAACAGAATTCTACGGAACTACAGATTATGCAGATTTTGTTGAAGAATTATTAGATGTTATTGATGAAAACCTACACGATTATATGGAACAAACGCTGTTTAAAGATACAGATTCACAGGGTGATTTACAATATGATATTTATGACTTACTAAAATAATAAATTGCAAATATTACATTGATATATAGTCTAAAGATAAAAAAATACTTATAAAATTATGGCACTTAGTCCTCAATTATTGAACTTTAAAAGTTCTGGTGTTTACAGACTTGAATTTGACAAGTCTCAAACAACTAACAACAACGTTCAAACAATCAGATTAGTAGTTGGACATTCTAAAAAAGGTCCTTACAACACTCCAGTTTTTGTACAAACAGCTGAAGAATTCAATGCTATTTTCGGTTCAATCGACACGAATTTAGAAAAATTAGGTATGTTCTTACATAGATCAGCATTAGCTGCTTTAGGTAGAGGTCCAATTTTAGCTTTGAATATTGCAAACATTGATGCAAATGACACTATTGCTTTCCAATCTCCAGTAACTAATGGTTCTGTTGATTCTATTTCAGCATTAGATGGAGCTAACGAATTAGCTAGTTATTTTAACATTGATAAATTCTGGTTCCCAGAAGATAAAGCAGTTTTAGATACTATTGGAAACCTTGACGAAGATAGAGTTTTAAACTTTATCAACATCAAACAAGAACCTATTACAGTTATTGTAAGAAAAGCTCAAGATGTTACATCTTTTGAAATTTCTGCAAGAGAATGGTATGGTGAAGGTAATGTTCCTGCATTCTTAAATGATTTTGATTTAGTTTCAGATTTCATGGTAGACGTATTCGTTTTCAAAGGTAAATTTAACCCAGCTGATATGAATACAGATCCAATCTATGGTGAATTCTTTGACGCAAATGGTTTAATCAAAGGAAAATTAAATGAATTTTCAGCATTAAGACAAGTTACATTGTTAGCTCAATATACTGGTTCATTAATTCCAAATTTCAAAGATTTAGAAGGAAGAAACTTATACATCGAAGCTGGTATTAACCAAGAAGCTAGAAGAACAGGTTTATTCTGTGCAGTTAACGAAGATTTAGTAACTGATGAGAACGGAACTAAAGTTGATTTAGTTGGTCACATCTATGATGAAGCTCAAAACTATGAATTGCTTTCATATATTGCAGAATACGTACAAACTAACGTAACTACATACGATGCAACTATTATTGAAATAGCTAATTCAGCTTCAGCAACTAATACAGTTTTAACAATTACAGGTGAAGATTTAACAGCTGATTTCCAAATCGGTCAATATTTGTTAACTTCTACGGCTAATACTTATACAGAAATTACAAACGTAGCAATGAATGGTTTAGATACTGAAATCACTTTTGATTCAGCTACTTTAAATTCAGCATATACTGTTGTAAGTCTTGGAAGTGTTAACGTATACGATCAAATTATTACAGCAGAATACGCTCACGACAAAGTTAAAGAATTAAACGGTGGAACTTACGCAAACAACGCGTCTACATTCACTATGACATTCGCAACTTCAGGTGAAGCAGATGCATTCCCAATCAAAAAAGGTCACTATGTAGATGCATTAGCTTCTAACAGATTGGCAAAAGTACAAAGAGTACAAAGAACTGGAAATGTATGGACTGTAACATGTAGCCAACCAGTTGCAGCAGCTTGGTCTGGATTCTATAACACTTCATTTGAAGAAGCTACTGTTTCTTACAAACCATTAGTTTTAGAAAAAGCTACAGTTGCTAGCAAAACAATCGCTGGATCATTATCTCAATTAACAGGAACTGGTTTATTCGCAGCTTTAGTTGACAAAGATGTTATTGATTTTAGATATATTGTAGATACTTTCGCATCTTACGAAGATGGTTCTATTTTAAATAAAAAAGAATTAGCTTTCTTAGCACACGAAAGACAAAATGCTTCAGCTATCTTAAATGCACCAACTGTTCAAGATTTTAAATCTTCAACTAACCCTTCATTTAAAGATGCTAATGGCGCATTTAGCACACAATATATTGCAACTGGTGGTAATTTAGACCTTAATCCAACTGCATTATATTCATTACCTTCAATTGCTGAAGGAGCTAACTTCGCATTCTACTATGGCCCTGGTATCACGGTAAGAGAAAATGGTAAGGACATTATTGTTCCACCTGCAGCTTACGTATCCAATAACTATATCGACAAGCAGTTTAACGCTTTACCATGGTCAATCGTAGCTGGTCCAAGAAGAGGTGTTGTTTCAGGCACAAACTTAGTAGGTGTAGAATATCCTTTCTCTAAGAATGACAGAGATATTTTAGAGCCTTTCGGAATCAACCCAATCGTATTCCAAAGAGGTGCTGGTTTAGTTATCACTGGTAACGTAACTGCACAACAGTCTATTAAGTCTGCTCTTTCTTCTGCTCATGTAAGAGAAGTATTAATTTACATCGAAGAAGGTTTAGCTAAAATCTTAAAGAACTATGTGTACGAATTCAATACTGCACAGACTAGATTAGAGATTAAAACTTTAGCTGATTCATTCATGAATTCATTAAAGGCTGACGGTGGTGTTTACGATTACAAAAACATCATGGATCAGACAAATAACACTGATGACGTGATTAACAATAACATCGGTATCTTAGATACATTTGTTGAACCAGTTAAAGGTTTAGAAATTGTTGTACAGAGAACTACAGTATTAAGCACTGGAGAAATCAAAACTGGAAACTTTTCTTAATAAATAGATAAAAATACAATATTAGATAAAATGGCTTTACCACATTATTCACAAGACCAGACAGCTAAGAAAGGAATGCAGTACGAACCAGTACAGTCAAACCTTTTCGAAGTGACGGTATTACCTCCAGCTGGAGTAGCCGGTTCATCTTTATTACTTCAACACGTTAACAAGATTAGCGGCTTAGATGTATACAAAGAAATTACGCCAGTTAAAGGGTCAAACTGCTTATTATACCATGCTCTAAGAGTTTTGTATAGGTAAGCCTGGTTTGAATCATTTAAGTTTAATGAGAACTCAATTTCAACATCTAGTGTTGTATCGTCTGGCATACCAGCGAAAGTTCTTTTAGAAAACTTATATTTTTGTTCTACTGGCGCAATTTCTTTGTATACATCTAA